GACCTAAAGATTAAACCAATCATGCGTTATCTAAAGTCAATAGGTATTACTGATTATAACAACATTATGGGTATCAGATATGATGAACCTACACGTTGGGGGAAGTTATTACTGAATCAACATAAGGAAAGGTATTTCAATGTTCTACCGATGGTTGAATGGGAAACCACAAAGAAAGATGTCGCAGACTATTGGCAAGCAAAACCAGAACTTGACCTACAAATTAAATCCGAGCAAGGAAATTGTGACCTTTGCTTCCTTAAAGGCAAGCGTAAACTTATAAACTTAATTAAGAACAATCCATCACTCGCAGATTGGTGGCAAGTGATGGAAGATATGATGGGCGCACAGTTCAATAAATCATTGACGTATAGCGAATTAAAGCAAGCGGCACAATCAAATATGTCATTTGACTTTGACGATGAGATTATTACTTGTTTTTGCAACGCTGACTAATGAAGATCTGGACAATAGCAATCCTCACAATCAACGGACGCGAGAAGTTCTTGGAGCGGTTGCTAGGTGTCCTCGAGCCTCAAATTGAGTGGCAACCTATCGAGCTGATAATCCTTAAGGACAATCGCGAGAGGTCCATCGGTGAGAAGCGACAGATGGCTCTGGACATGTGTAAGACTCAGTACATCAGCTTCATCGACGACGACGACTTGGTCAGCCCTAAGTACGTTGACACCTTGCTACCGTTCATGAAGCGTGGGTGCTACGGTGTTGGCTTCCGGGGTATCGTTACTAGCCGGAACCACACACCGATGGAGTTCGTACACAAGGCCGGGCTGCCTTACGCGGACAAGCCTGCGATATATCACGGGACGCTAATCTACACGCGCCCCCTCAACCATCTCAACCCAGTAATGACTGACATAGCCCGGGAGGTCGGGTACAAGAGCATCAGTTTCGGAGAGGACCTGGACTACGCTAAGCGGCTTGCCGATAGCGGACTGATCAAAGACCAGTGCTTCGCCGACACGTTCTTGTACTTCTACCAGTACCGGGGTAAGGATAAAACTATCTAATGGCTAAGACCTACTCTGACTACCCTAAGGCCGTGCGCGAAGCGGCGGAGCGCGGCATCAAGCTCAACGCCGAGGTCAATAACCGATGTGCTACCCAGGTCGGTAAGGTGCGCGCACAGCAGCTCGCATCCGGTGACCCGTTGACACTTATGACCGTCAAGCGGATGTATAGCTATCTATCCAGAGCGGCGGAGTATTACAAGCCAGCGGACACGACAGCATGCGGTACTATCAGCTACCTCCTTTGGGGTGGCGAGCCTGCGCTAAGGTGGGCGGAGTCGGTGCTCGAGCGGGAGGGTGAGATATGATTAACCTCAACGAGTTCCGCAAGCGCGTCTACTCACAGAGCGGTGAGGACGGTCTAATCGAGAAGCTATTCAAGCATCTTCGCATCAACGCACCTACCTATGTCGAGATCGGGGGCGGAGACGGCAAGCACCTATCCAACACGCGGCTGTTATGGGAGCGCGGTAGTACCGGGGTTCTGATTGAGGGCAATGCAAGCGAGTTCGCACAGCTAACACAGAACAGGAAGGGTGACTACCTGGTGAACCAATACATCGACTGCGAAGAGAACAATACGATGGACTACTGGCTGAGTGCATCTCCGCTTCCAACGGACTTTGACTTGCTGAGTCTTGACATCGATGGTAATGACCTTTGGGTATGGAAGTCGATGGAGAAGTATATACCGAAGGCGGTGCTAGTCGAGTACAACTATTCATTCAGCGAGAGCGTGACGATTGCCTATGACCCGGCGCACAGGTTCAACGATACCAACTACTACGGAGCTTCAGCATCGGCACTGATTAAGCTAGGCAAGCAGAAGGGCTACGAGCTTGTCGGATGGACTGACATCCATAACCTGTTATTCTTACGCGAGGACTTATGCGATGGGATTCATACGCATGACGGCAAGTGGATACAGACCGGAGGCGGGTGGCCTAAGAGTAACCGAACAATGCAACCCTACTAATGACAGACAAGGAGCAGGTCGGGTTCGTTTGTGCCTTCCTGGTATTCCTATGTACAATACTCGTGATATATGCCGACTGCAATAGTAACCGGAATAACAGGTCAAGATGGTAGCTACCTTGCCGAGCTCTTACTGAGCAAGGGATATGTCGTTCATGGCATCAAGCGTAGGAGCTCGAGCCTCAACACCCAGCGCATCGACCACATCTTCGACCATCCCAACTTAGAGCTACACTACGGGGATGTGACCGATAGCATGTGCCTTACCCGGCTGTTTAACCAGATAAAACCTGATGAAGTCTACAACCTAGCGGCACAGTCGCATGTGGCGGTGAGCTTCGAGCAACCCGAGTACACCGCGCAAGTTGACGCGATGGGAACGATGCGTGTGCTGGAGGCTATCCGATTGCTGGACCTCAAGTGCAAGCTATACCAGGCAAGCACCTCGGAGCTCTACGGCGGAGTCAGCCGGGGCAAGCTAAACGAAGACAGCCCGATGGTACCGAGGTCTCCTTACGCTTGCGCTAAGTTGTATGCTTACTGGATGGTGCGTAACTACCGAGAGAGCTACAACATGTACGCGGTCAACGGCATACTGTTCAACCATGAGAGCCCGAGGCGGGGTGAGACGTTTGTCACGCGCAAGATCACGCGAGGTATTGCCAACTGGCTCAAGACCGGGCAAGCAATTCGGCTCGGCAATGTGCATGCGATTCGGGATTGGGGTCACGCAAAGGACTACGTTGAAGCGATGTGGCTGATGCTTCAGCAAGATGTACCCAAGGACTACGTGATAGCAACGGGCAAGGCATACAGCGTCAAGGAGTTCGTAGACATCTGCATGTTCACGCTCGGTCACAAGGTCGAGTGGTCCGGCACGGGAGCATACGTTGACGGCAAGGCTCTGGTGCGTATCGACCGGAGATACTACCGACCTAGCGAGGTCAACCATCTGCTAGGTGACAGCACAAGAGCTCGGACTGAGCTCGGATGGGAACCGAAGTATGACATCACACAGATAGCAGAAGAGATGCTGAAGGAGGACATGGCATGAAGACACTAGTACTAGGAGCCGCCGGGATGGTAGGGAGCGCACTGATGCGCCGGATACCTGGAGCGGTCGGGGTGACCCGTAAGGAAGTAGACCTAAGAGACCCATCGCAGGTCGAGCACTTGTTCCGCACACACCGATTCAACAAGGTATACATGGCAGCGGCTAAGGTCGGAGGCATCGATGCGAATCGTAGCCAGCCCGTTCAGTTCCTGCATGATAACCTTATGATTCAGGCTAACGTGATGCGCTCGGCACATGCTCATGATGTGAATAGGCTGATATTCCTGGGTAGCTCCTGCATCTATCCGCGTATGGCAACGCAGCCGATGAACCCGAACCATCTGATGTCGGGCAAGCTGGAGAAGACCAACAGCGCGTACGCTATGGCAAAGCTTGCAGGTATCGAGATGGTCAACGCATACCGTAGCCAGTACGGACGCAAGTGGTTCAGCGTCCTACCGACTAACCTATACGGGCCGGGAGATAACTACGACCTTAAGAGTTCGCATGTAGTGGCTGCGATGATTCGCAAGATCTGGGAGGCGAAGCAATCAGAGGATGAATACGTGGAGATATGGGGGACGGGAACACCGCTCCGGGAGTTCATGCATGTCGATGACATGGCCGATGCGTGTGTATTCTTGATGGAATCCAAGTATGATAGTTCCGTTCCGGTCAACATCGGCACGGGAACTGATATAAGTATCACGAACCTTGCTAAGTTGATTGCAGACATCTGCGACTACAAGGGGAGCTTCATGTACAACACAAGCATGCCGGACGGAATGATGCGTAAATTGCTCGATGTATCGGTTCTGCATAGCATGGGATGGAAGCATAATATCCCTCTAGCGAGAGGGCTTGAACAGACTATAACTTTGCACTATGGGAAAGGCTAAGAATCCAAACCACATGGAGAACATCAACCCCTATCGATGGAAGAAGGGGCAAAGCGGCAATCCAGGTGGCAGGCCGAAGAAGATTCCGGCAATCGAGAAGTTGCTTGCCGATGTGTTGAGCGAGAACGTCAATGGCATAGAAGCGGCGGAGGCCGTGCTACGGACAATCATTGACAAGGCCCTGAAGGGTGACATGCGAGCTGCGGAGATCATCCTAGACCGAGCTTATGGTAAGGCGAAGCAGAACATTGAGCTGAACCAGGATGGTCTAACGATTAAAGTTGTACGCGATGGAACTAGCTATAAGCCTAAAGGAATTGCATCAGGGTCAGGAGATGGTCCTGAACCAGGCGAAGAGGTTTAACGTCCTCAAGATCGGTAGACGGTGGGGCAAGACTACCCTAGCGGTCAACGAACTCTTACCTCAACTAGCACTTGACGGATATCCGGTAGCTTACTTTGCACCGACCTACAAGGACCTCAACGATGTATGGCTCGACTTGCGGTTCATCCTGAAGCCTGTAATCGAATCCAAGAACGAGCAGACTAAGCAGATGCGCCTCAAGACCGGAGGTGTGATTGACTTCTGGAGTATGGAAGAGCCGGACAGCGGTCGAGGTCGCAAGTATGCGCGTGTGGTCATTGACGAAGCTGAGAAGGCTAAGAAGTTCAAGGAAGCGTGGAATCAGACTATCCTTCCAACGCTGATGGACTACAAGGGTGACGCGTGGATACTCAGCACCCCGAAGTTCGGAC